CCAGGATGGTCCCAGACCAAAAAGCAGTCCTATATCGAAAACTTCATCAAACACGCTCAGCTGAAATCCCCTAAAATCAAATGTTACGTTTGTTTTGTCAAGACCGGAGAAGTTTTTACAAGGGGAAGAGAGGAATAAGTGAACGAGATCGGTTAAATACGGAAAACGAAGAAAAGGGCACGTTGCATTTGTAACACATGTGACAAAGGATTCGTTCAGTTAATCCAGTTGTCTATCTTCTAAATCTTGAAAGAAGTTTGCCCAGGGTTCGTTCAAGGACTGACAAAGAAACAAATGAAAGCTTTGCTAAAAGGTTCATTGCGGAAATTCAAAGGCCTGTTGAAATCCATTCGAAGCATTTCAAAAGACGGAAAGGCTTTCGACGGCAATCAAAAAGCATTTGTGAGGAATTTGATAGCAAAAGCATTCTTCACTGAAATAAAAGACTCCTTGATAACATGGTGGTTTGAATACATGAAAAAGATGTACCCCAATATTTTCAGATTCTCAGTCCAATAATACGTTGATAGACTATTTCAATCTTTGACTGATTTTGAGAATTATCTGTTCTTTAACATTCCTGATATTAACGGACCAGAATGGACAGATAAGATGAAAGGGGCTTCATTTTATTTCTCATAATTGAAAGGAGCCGACGAATAGAACTGGTTATGCGTCCCTATCCACGGAACAACAACAAGCGGCGATCCAGCCGGTACAACTTTAGTCAATACACTCCACAGTCTGATGTACGATTGGCTATATGCTGTTTAACTTGGAGTTAAAGATCCATGGGATTGGGAACAAGCCGCCAAAAACAACTGGTTTAATATCGCAGCAGGAGACGATACAGTAATTTGGACTGATGATGAACATGCACAACAAGTTGTAGATATCATTAAAAAGAGAACAGCTTCTTCAAAGGATTAGTTCATCCAAGTGGGATTAGGCCAAGTCATCGATCACGACGAAATTAAAATAGGATAATTTTGGTAGATAGACTTCTGTAGCAAGCTTGCATTCGCTTCTGGTACTTTATAATCTTGGTAACTCTATAGAGACCCAATAAAGACATTGCATACAAAGCAATTTTACAACAAGCGGAATAATAACATTATCAATAATCCAAGCCTACATCCACTCGCCCTGTATATGGGATATAAAGCCGAGCGCACGAGTCTCTTAATTGAAGACTTGTTGCTAGTCCGAGCCATCCAAAGAGGAGCTATCTAAAATGGCTATCTCTCTGAGACAGGAAAAATTTCGATATCCACATAAACTTTAATGTACGTCGACTAAAAAGTCTAACATGCGTGGGTATAAGAGTAAGAAGGGTATAAATACGAACGCCAGATCAATTAATACGCAGGTTTAGCATTGATTGACCTCTTTTCAGCTATATTTGAGAGTAGTTTAAGAAATAGAGTCATCAACGGAAGAAATCAAACATATTATTGTTATCAAAATCTGGTAAATCAAGGAGATCATGCATCAAATCTGGAAAGATAAAAGAAATAGAAGCCAAAAATGAAGAAGAGGAGAGTCAAAATCACTTATGAGTCAAGAACGGACAGTGAGTATCAAGTCGATAGTCAAGACTTCGGAAGATCGAGATCACTCGATTAACAATACACTCAAGGGGCTCTTTGTGATCAAAATTACCACTA